CCAGTGGGATCATCAAATCTATAAACCGTTTCCGCTGTGTCTGTGCCACCTAATGGAAAGTTGTCTTCAGTGTAGGTAAGTGCGTCAGGGGAAACAATTTTTTGTCCTGACGCCTTCATCCCTGACATTTGTAATCTTTTGTCATTAATTCTATCTGAAACCTCACCTGCCTTTTCTAAACTGTCGTAAAATACGTTTCCTTGAATTGGCGTGGTAATCGGAAATGGCTCTGACACAAAATATCCTCTTGGACCCCTCATTACCCTAGTTAATTTTGGAAGATAAGGATTTGTCATCAAACCTTCTGCAACATTGGTGTTCTCTTTGATTAAGTCTGTGGGATCATAGTTTGTTGATCGACCACTTAAATAATCAACGAGTTCAGTTTTTGTAACTGTTTTTCCTGCAAAACGGTCATTTGTTCCTGACCAATCCATTTCAGCTTCCTTAGCACCATGTTTATTAATCATGGTAGCCTTGAGCTGTTCGTATGATCCTTTCTCCTGTTTTAATGCCTCAGCAGCTTTTAGAGATGGACTGAAATCTTCAACAGGGGGAGTGCCAGACTTCTTGCCTAACGTCAGCAAAAAATCTTTAATCGGATCTTTAATAAAATCTTTTAAAGCTCCAAGACCAGGTATGACATCTACTCTACTAGGCATCTACCAAGCCTTGCACGACCAGTATCGTGCCTTTGTTTTCGGACCAGGATTATCGCAGTTATGCCGTGCTCTGAAGTTTTTCCTGCGACCCTTTTGGTTTTTCTTTATTTTCATATTTGGATCGCCAAAAGTCACACGCTTAACTTTGTCACCATCCATCACATAGACAACAGATTTCTTCTTGCCATAGGACGTTTCACCCTTGGCTATTCTGCGAGGTTTACCAATCTTTACCTTCTTGCCTTTGTACTCAGCCATTACTTTTTCTTTCGTAACTTCTTAAAGTCAGCACCAGTAATTTTGTTCTTAGGCTTTGCCTGAGATGCAATTTTCTTTTGAGCCTTTGTTAGTGGTTTTTTCTTTGTCATTTCTTATGCACCTTCTGTATTTCAAAGGTTGCCTTTTTACTTGCACCCTTATGAGGTTTATACCCACCAGTTGGGTTTTTCATTAATTTAAATCCTTTTCCTGATTTCATCCAGTGATATCCTTCAGGTGCTTCAACTGCTTTTTTTGCCATTATTTTTTCCTTTCCAATTTACTTGTTTTGCTGACGTTTTTCTTTTCGCTGCTGACTTTGCTGACTTTGATTTGCATTGAGCCATTGTGGGTCTACAGGCAGGATATCCCCTCTTTGTTTTCGTTCTGGATTTACGTCCACACGGTTTACCAGTTTTGCAGTCAACCCAACCCTTACCTTTGTTTTGACCAAACCAAGCTCTTAATCCACCACTGGTACTACTTTTTCTTTTTCTTGGCACTTTTCTTACCCCAGTTCTTAGCACCGACTTTTCGACACTTCACTAACGCTCCAGATCCATAAGCGGAAGGCCATGTGCCTCCACCTCGTGTGTAACGAGCTTTTACTTTGTGATAACAGGCATCTTTTTTTGTTTTTTTCTTCTTAGCAGCCATGAAACTTGACCTCCTGCCCTAACTGTAGTACAATTTGTTTTTTTAAGAAAGGAATATATTTATGGATGACCCAATTAAACAGCTCAAGTACGACCTTGATCAAGGTGATTTTGACCCACACATTTTTCGTCACAGCATTCACTCCTCTATTTGGGAACTGGTGGAACAGATAAAATTAACCCCTGAAGAAGAGGGTTTAACACCAGAACAAGAAGAAAAATTATATGCCATTGATCGTAACCTATGTTCAAACTTGCGTATTAACATCAAAGAGTTTCCAAGCCCAGATTACTAAACCTATCTGTTATATGGATAGCCACGCCTTGTGTTATCGGTTTGGTATAAATATTCTTGGATGATGTCATTTAGTTCCTTTGTAGCAGGTTGATCGGCTTGCCTTAATTCCATTGATCGAATTGTGCGTGCTTCTGGAGGCACGACATCATTAATTATTCTATCTTTATAAAACCTATCAAAAAACATTCCTGTAGGTACATCTCTGAAATTCCCTTTCTCATCTGCCATTCTATAGATAGGCGTACCCTCAACACGTTTTAGACCTGATGGATAAGTCATGTGATTAGATATTGGATCAATTGGAGCATTATAATCTATTTGAGCAATCATTCGACCTGTTGCATCTCCAGACCCCATTCCAAGCATATCGGCATTTGAAACAGCAGCTCTTACTGACGCTTGATCTGGAAAACCTAGCTTCATGCTTCTTGGTTTTGCCATTTCTTCTGAGAATGCTTTTCTTGCTTCTCCACGATTTGGTGCAAACAAATATTCTTTAGCTTTCTCTAAGTCAGAGGCTTCCATTTTTCCCAAACCAGGCCAGTCAGGGATTGTTTCTCTTAATTTTTCATCAAATTGCTTCGCAGCTTTTTTTGTAATTTTCATGTTTGGAATCATGTTTAAGGTAACATCTGCAACCATTGTGCTGAAATTTACATTATCCCCTGCTGCGTTAAAAAATGTTCCATATACTGGAACACCCTCTTCTAATATCTCTCCAGTTTTCGGATCTTTTACTTGACCAGATAATACTTCTGCTTTTCTTCTTTGTTTTTCTAAAATTGATGGATCACTGGCAAACATTCTGTTATCTAATAAATTTCCAACTTCTGTGGCGTATTCATAACCACCTTCTCTAGCCACTGGATTAACTAAAGGGATATCGTTAACGGACAAAATAGAACCTGTACCACTCGCACGATCACCTTTAATTGACATAAACTGTGCCCCCTCATCTATTGCTTTTTGATAATCAAAAGGCTCTGGCTGTGTTTGAAATCTAGTGCTGAAATCAATTTCTGATCCCATTTCTTGCAATGGAACTGTGCCTCTTGTGACTTTCATTCTCCCAAGAGGGGTTTTCTCTACATAGCCACCTTTTGTCAAAGCACTTCCACGGCTTTGGTTTTGAAGATAGTTTTTAATAATGGCATTGGTTGTGGCATCGTCAGAGTAACGCAATCCTTGCTGCATTACATTGCCCCCTAATTCAGCGGTCAAATCGTCAACCGATTTATACACACCACCCCCTACATCAACCACACCAGTTCCCATGTATTTTTTAAGGTTGGTGAGCGTTTCAGGATTACTTAAATAATCAAGACCTCCTTTAATTTCTTCTTTGATGAAATCTTTAAGAGCACCTAGCTTTTCACCAACGATTGGAAGTTTTTCTAATCTTCTACTCACTTCGTTTGCCCTTATAAAAATTTAGCCGTGCTCTTAAATGTTTAAGTTCCACAGCTTTATTTCTTCTTCTTGTAGCCAGAGGCACGTATCGCACGACCTTGCCGTTCAGCTTCAGCTTTCGTTTTATAGGTTTTTCCTTTGGTTCCGTATCTGTAGCCACCCTTTACTTTGCGTACAGGCATCTAGCCACCAAGAATTTTATTCATCATGGAGTGAACATCATCACCTGATCCGACTTTCATGATCTTAACCTTAACGTCAGATCCGTCGTGCTCCATCATATCCTCTTCCATCATTTCTTCTTCGTACTCGTCACTTATGCCAAATTGCATCTGGTGACAAAGCAATAAAAAGTTAACAAGCTGATCGTCAGACATTTCCAACCCTTCGGAATCATGCGAAAAGCCCATTTTCTCTACAAAGAGTTCTGCGTTCTCTTCCATGTTTTCTACGTTTACTTCAGCCATTTTAGTCTCCTTGGTTTCTATGGTTTAAATGTGGGTTTTGATACAGAAATAAATTTCTGCTCAGGTATTACAGGTAACGGTTCTTGATTGATTTCACCGCTGTAAAGAGTGTTATAATCCGTTGGCATATTAGAAATACCACTGTAAGGAACTTGATATTCCTCCGTGTCTGTCTTTATTTTAATGTCTGTCGGTGTCAACTTTGCCGTTTCAAGTAAATCTTTTGGAACAATTCTACCGTCAGATGTTACATAATTATCATTCTCATCAACAGTAACATATGTATCAATTCTTTCCGAAGGGTTCATCCAGTTCGCTGCCATTTTCCACCAACTTGCTCCACCTTTTGTCAATCGAATTGGATTGCCATAGACATCACGTTTTTTGGAAAATGAACCACCGCCACCAGAGCCACCGCCATTGACTGGAGGATTAGGGGGATCGCCAGTAAACAATTCCTCAAAAAAATCTACGACTGGAGTAAAAAACCCATCTTCATCTTTTGTACAAACTCCATTTACTTTAGAGTAACCTTCCTTACAACTTCCATCCGTATTCGTGCTTTCACTGTAATTAGCTGCATTAATATATGCCTCGTCTGTGGGAAGTTGAAAGTTATCGTCTGATCCACTTCCTGCGAAATAACTATCATCATATATAAACCCATCTGCGTTAAACTTATCAGCTTGAGCAGGATTTGCATACAAACTTGGATCTGTAATAGCGTCACCAACTCGAACATCACCACCACCAGAATAAGTATCCATTATTCCGTCACCATCTGTATCGCCAGTAACAAAATCAGGAGCACCTAACCCCTTTGCGTAACTCATTGCCAACTCAGGGTTGTTTTTAAAAAACTGAGCTTTTTCAAACGCATCAGCAGCGGAAGTTGCCATGACATCTCCATAACCAGGAACAAAGAAATTCTGCTCTTGATTCCCTAGCGAATCGCCTGAGAATAAACCAAAAAGATCGCTACCTGCTGCTTTAACATCCTCCATGAAACCAGTGGTATCAACTGGCTTTGTTCTGTCTAATTCAAAGGAACTAACATCATCTCTGACTTGAACATTTTGAGGAGGTTGGTTTCCTGTCATTGCAGTATATGTTTCTGGATCTAAATAGGTGTTCTCAGTCCCACTGCCAACATTAGTTGATGTTAAAACTTGTGGTCCTTGAGCTGTGTTAACCATCTGAACAGTGCTTGTTGGAGAGACATTGCCACTCGCCAAAGTTTCTGCAGCTTTGGCTGCTTCAGCGACAGCTAAAGCTTCTCTTTCTGCTCTCGCCTTGGCGTTATTGGCTCTTAACAACTCCATTATTGTTTGCTCAGATTGTTTCTTTGGTTTTCTGTCTTTTGTATCGTAGGTTTTTGTTCCGCTTAGATTAACTCCTGCTTGACCAAGTGTATCAGCCATCTGACCGTAACCTGCAGCAATGCTTGTGCCACCATGACCTGGTGTATGGTAGTACGCAGGAACTCCATTTACATTCTTACCTGCACCACCCAACATTCTTAAAACCCCTGCCTCTTGAGGAGTAATGTAACTCAACTCGTGAGGTTGACCTTTAATACTTGTCTTTTTTGGCAGTGCTCCGTAATGCATAATCA